TATCACCTTCTCGTCAACCATACCCCATGGGGACATACGTTTAATATCAAAACCAAGAGTGCGTATACGATTGACGAGATAGGGAATATCAAAGAACTCAATGTTCCAGCCTGTAACAATATCAGGACACCATTCATCGGAACCCCAGACCAATAGAAACTTATTGATCATATCGACTTCATCCTTACACATGAAGTATTTTGTATAAGGATCTTCGTTCTTGTAATACTCTAGGCCGAATACTAGATTATAACCCTTCTTGCGGATTGTGATAGCAGTCAATGGCTGATCAGCCAGTTCAATATCGGGAAAACCATTATCAGACTTACACTCAATATCTATCGTGACGACCTTGACTAGATTAGGATCATAATCGATATCGCCCTTATAGTTATCATAGATATACATGTACGCCCAGTTATTATAACCATAGACATCGGCGTTATCTATCTCTTCATATTGTTTATAGAATTCGCGAGCTTCGCTTATGTTATGAAAGTTAATCTTCTTTACAGGCGAACCATCTAGGGTCTTATGTGTTCCTCTATCTGCTTTTAAAAAAAGATATGGTGAATATTCCTCAACCTTCTTTACAGCCTTGCCATTCTCGTAGCCACGAAGATAAACTTTATTGCCTCTAGTAAAAACATCAGTATAGAATTTCATATACACTCCAAAACATGAATACGCCACGAGATAATATATTCCATTATACCTCGTGGCGAATAAAAAGTAAAGTAAAATATTATGCGAATATCTCTCTTGCTTCTTTGTATAGAGACTCACGCTCTTCAAGACCATTGTACCCACCATTGATCTTGTGGGTTACGTCTTTAACATTATCAACATCGGCGAGATGATTTAATTTATGATTATCCCAGAACCAGCCAGCTGACATCGCAGCACCTTCTGGGCCTTCTAGGTAAGAAACAGCTTCATCAATACCCATCCCCATGCTGTCAGCAAAATGCTTGTAGTTATCATGGCCAGTAAGCTGAATAAGACCACGACCACGGTACTTGTAGCCATCTCCTGAATCTTCATCACCATTCCCCATTCTATCAGCATATACACGATTAGCAATCTTTTCTGGATTGTGGGCGTAATCATTTACATCAACGTCACGGAAATGCGATGGCCAGAGTTTAGCTAGGGTTGCTGGTTTGTAGTTTAAGTTTTCTTTTGTTGCAGTCAGGCCAGCTGATTCAACACCAACCTGCGCCAAGAACATAGAGATACGTTCTGGAGTATTAATTTCAAAATGTTCGAATGTTTTGTTAAGAGGATCAACGAAAGAATCAATAATTTCTTCGTCTGTATCTTCAAAGAATTTTTGAAGTTGTTCTTTAGTAATCATATCAGTCTCCATAAAATGAGGGGGGAACCAGTGTCCCCCCTATTTATGATTAGGCAAACTTCTTATCGGATGCACCACGGGCGATAAATTCAATATCGCAACGGTTGATACCGAGATCAGCAAGATCACGATTAGACAATAGACTTAAATCGTGAACTGTTCTACGGTATTCCATTTCCTTCTTGAGCCATCTTGAAAAAGCTCCGAACAGACTTAAAAGCATAACTTACTCCTTTGTGATTTTCTTTAATATAAATACATATATTGTAGTTCGCGGATGGCGGTCCCAACTACTCTAACGTCGGAAAGGACATCAGCTATGAATGATAAATTTTACATATACGCATATATAAACAAAAAAACTGGTTTACCTTATTATATCGGTAAAGGTAAAAACGATAGAGCTTATAAAAAACATAATATAAGTGTTCCAAAAGACAAATCAAAAATTATTATTTTAGAATCTAATTTAACCGAACTTGGTGCATTTGCATTAGAACGTAGATATATTAGATGGTATGGTCGTAAAGATAATGGTACAGGCATTCTTTTAAATAGAACAGATGGTGGAGATGGTATAAACGGTTTTTCTCATTCGGAAATAACCAAACAAAAATTACGTAAACCAAAATCGGAAATATTCAAAGAAAAAATGCGTAAACCAAAATCAGAAGAACATAAACAAAAAATAAAAATAGCGAATCAACTTAAAGCTCAATCACCAGAATATATTGCCAAATTGCGTAAATCAAAATCAGCGGAACACAGAAAAAAGATAAGTGAAGCTAGAAAAGGTATGAAATTTTCTGAACAACACAAAATCAATTTATCTGTGTCCCACAAAAAAATCATTCTTCAATAGATATTTGTTTTGGCTTCTTATCTTCTGGGATAATATGTTCAAGCCAAATCTTTAATAGTCCGTTCATCATCTTAGCATTCTTAACTTCAACGTTATCGGCTAGAGTGAAAGTTCTTGTAAACGCACGGTCGGAAATACCCTTGTGAAGAACCTGAACATCTTCTGAATCGACAGATGACTTTCCATTAATCACTAGCGTATTTTCATTAAGTGTCATCTCAATATCTTGCTTACCAAAACCAGCGACAGCCATTTCAACGACATAGGTATTTTCGTCTGTCTTTTTCAAATTGAATGGCGGATAGCCAACTGCAGTAGCGGTATTAGCAAGAAGGTCGGCAGTCTTTTGAATCTGGGCGAAATACTTGTCCGCACCAACAAAATACTTATCGAACTTAGAGAGATCTGAGAATGTGTGATCGAATTTATACATAGTAGTTACCTCCTAATTTAAGCAAGGTTATTAAAATTTGTAGGACCAATTAAGCATCCCACGGTTTATTTATATTGCTGCGCTTCTAAAAAGTGCTTAGCAATATAAAATTAGTGAAACTTTTTCTGTAGTTTTTCTTTGGTGGTCACACAGACCTTAGCCAATTTATCATCGGCTAAGAATATTGGTGTAAGACCAGCGTCCCTAAAATCTTGCGCGGATTCTACTAGGATGTGCATGGTGCTGTTAGGATCGTTCTCACTCATCTTAGCTATTTCCATAATCCAATGTTCAGGAACGATCTGTAAGCCCATCATACTTGGCGCTTCTTTCATTGAGATTCCTTTTTGTTATTATTTTAATCCCATAGATTTTCGTAATATTTACCAAAGAGTCTCAATCCATTACTGATTCGACTCCTGTATTTATTATAACCCTCTCGGTCAAGTTCAAGTTTATCGTTTGTATCATTCCAAAACTGGTTTTCCCAGCTATCATCTACCTTACATTCAAACGCCCAAATTATCTCGTCAAGAATCCATTCCCAACGCTTGTGATGATTGACATCTGTGTCCCATTCATTTTCTTTTGGCGGAGCGGATGTAGACTTCAATTCATCTGGCACATCCTCATCATCGACAAGTGGTGAACCATGATGAATTTCCTTAAACTGTTTTAGCAATGGGAGAATGATGAGCGCAAGAGTATGATCAACAGACCATGTATCGTATTTGTCGATACGAACTTTTACCTTACGTTCTCTTTTCTCGTGAATCCAATTACAAAAATCATGGACCCAAGAATCATAGAGCCAGTTGGAAACCTTGTCGCGGAGCTGATAGTCCCAGCGTTGATCTAACTCATCGCTTGGATACTTTTCACACCAGAAGAAAATCATATCTGCGATTTGACATGGTCCGATCCAATCTTTATATGGTCCGATGTATACTTTCATTATAAATATTCCGTATTAGATGGAGGATAAAATGTTTGGTTTATTATTAGGTGGACGTATTCAGTTATACATCGCTGGAGCAATTGCTATCATTGGTATTTATTTTTTCTGGAAACATAACGTAGAGCAACAGGCTCTTATGGAATACAACCAGAGACAGCTTGAGCAGGTGATACAAGATCAACAGAGATTCCAGCAGAAGATGCAGGAAGTCGAGAATAAACAGAAGACAATAGAAAATGATCTGGCTGTTCAGAATGATCAGGTAAATAAGACATTATCTACTGTTACAGAATATCTCGATTCAAAAGCAGCAAAAAAGCAAGACAAACCTGCCTCTGATATATTTAAGAAAACCATAACAGAACTGAGGAACAGCAAATGAAAAAGCTAGTCATCATATCAGCTTTATTTTTATCTGGCTGTCAATCAACCCAACTACTTACGACAAAAGAACAGGTAGTGATACTGCCATCTGAGACCATGTATAACTGCCCGACATCAACTTATTATCCAAAGCCAGAGCAGCTGACTGAATTGCAGGTAGCTCGTCTATTGGTTGAGCTTAATAAGAATAACAAGATCTGTAAGAACAGCATAGAATCGATTCGCAGATTTCTCAACGAATCGAAAGCAGAACTAGAAGTTAAGAAATGATCAGTAGATAGGAACCTGATAACACTCGCGACGCTCGCCGCGATAGCTGCCCCAACTATCATAGACTGGAACAAATCGACATTCAGTACGATAAGGCTGTTCGATTACCACGGGAGGGTTGGCATAATAACGAGGCTGATTAGCCATAGCGCCAAGCACACCACCAACAATAAGACCACCAACGAGAGGAGCAGCCCACCCACCGTTAGAGTAAGAGTGGTAACGACGGTACTGAGCAGAAGCGGGGCTGGTAAACCCAAGAGCAAGTGCACAAACAGATACAATAAAAATAGAACGCAT